CTGGAATTGCCCGGGCAATGGCAAAACAATGGAGCTTATGAAAATAGATGTAAGATCAAAAGATAGTATATATGTTGAATTGAATGGATATATTTATTATATTGACGATTCAACTAATGAACAAATTATAGAAAAATGGAATACGAAAGCGATACCACAATGAAAGGATTAAAAGTAAATTGGATTTCTGAGTTAATTTTAAAAGAAAAACTAAAAGACAATCCTAACCAAATGAGAATCAGAGAATTACAACTTTTATGGGATAATTTACCTGACTAAATTTGGATATTACATAGACAATTATTATATTAGCGACCTTAAATGGGACAAAGTAAAAGAGAATACGAAAATTTAATTATAATGAATAGTCAAGATTTTTATGACTATGAATACTACAATTTAATACAATCAAATGACGAAAGAAGAAGCACTTCAGAAAATAGAGAAGGTAGTAGTAGATAAGCTACAAGTACCAACTGATTCTCTGTTTAACAAATCAAAGAAAAGAAATCATATAGATGCTAGGCAGATTTACTTCTACCTATGTAAGGATAGAAATATAAGGCCTTGTTACATACAGGAATACATCCTTAGTGAGCATAATCATAAAATGGCTCATTCAAACATATTGTATGGTCAAGAAAAAATAAAGAATGAAATGAGAGTTGATGCTGATTTAAGGAATCTTGTAAAGGAGTTAAAATGTTCAGTCTAGAAGAGATCTGGAACCAAGCCAAAGCAATTAGATCAACTATATATATGGATAACAGTAAATATGAAAAAGCTATTATACATAAAGGCATTAAGATTACTAAAGATAGGGGCTCTTACACTATAGTTAAATCTTCATCTCCTTATTATGATGAGATAGCTGATGAAGAGTATGATATATTTATAGATAAGGGGTGGGAGTTAGGTAGGTTAAATGTCTTGATGAATGAATGCGAAGAAGAACTAGATAGTTTATTTATAAAAATTAGAAATTGTTACCAAGATAACAATCGAAAGTCTTTACTTTTCTATAAAACACGAAAAGAGAAGGTGCTAAGTAAGTACAGTAAATATCATAAACAATTAAATCAAATCAATGGAAAAGTTAATGAAAATTCAATCGGAGTTAAAGGCTCCAAAGAACCAATACAATAGTTTTGGTAAATACAAGTATCGTTCTTGTGAAGACATACTTGAGGCTTTAAAGCCTATACTTAAAAAACACAATGCATCTATCACTTTATCTGACTCGGTCAATGAGTATGGTGGTATTATAACTATAGTTACAACTGCTACTATAATAGATAATAAATCAGAGCAAAGTGTTTCAGTTACTGCGTGTGCAGGTGTTGATCCATCTAGAAAAGGAATGGATATTGCTCAGAGTTTTGGTAGCAGTAGTTCTTATTCTAGAAAATATGCCTTAAATGGTTTATTATTAATAGACGATACTAATGACCCAGACAATACTAATGATCACAAGACAACTTACACTGAAAAGGCAAAGTTAGATATTAGTGACGATAAGTGGGAGGATTGTTTAAAGTATGTTATAGACAACAAGCACTTAGGTTTTGACGGAGTAGTAGACAGATTAAAGAAGAAGTATATTTTATCTGCAAAAGCAATTAAAACTATTAAGACTTATGTTTGATGTTAAGGAAACCCTACTTAAGCTACAAGAAGACAAAGATTACTACGGAGATTTTGGAAGACAGTTCTTATCTAACTCAGATATTTACAGTCTTTTGAATGACCCTAGAGGTTTTAGAAAGCAGTCTAAGGAAACTAAAGCAATGATACAAGGTAGATACTTTCACGTATCTATGCTAGAACCACATAAGTTAGATGACTTTGTGATTATTGATTCTACTAGTAGAAATACTAAGAACTATAAAGACCAATTAAAAGATACTGGATTATCTATTGCTTTATTGCAACAAGAGGCAGATCATTTAGATGAGTTAGTGGAAATAATGAAAAGTAATTTAACTTTTTATGAAGCAATCTATAATAGTAAGAACCGATACGAAGTTCCTGGGATTAGAGATATACAGGGTTTTATGTGGAAGGGAAAGGCTGATATTATTCACCCTGATAGAATAATTGATATTAAAACTACTTCTGATATATCTAAGTTTAAGTATTCAGCAAAAAAATACAATTACGATAGTCAGTCTTATATATATCAAAAGATATTTGGAGTGCCTGTGGTTTTTTATGTAATTGATAAGAATAATAAAATGCTTGGAATATTTAATCCTACTCAAGACTTTATTGATAGTGGGGAAGATAAAGTAGAAAGAGCATTGGGCGTTTACAATAAGTTTTTCAGTGATCATTCAACTGAAAGTATAGAAGAGTTCTTCATTTATGAAGAGTTACACTAGAAGTCTACACTAGTTAATTTGTAGATATTAATTTAAATATATATAGTTATGAGCAAAGAAAAAGTGTTTGCTGATGGGTTTATTTTTAAAACCCGTGACAATCAACCTGATTGGGTTGTTGGATCAATGTCTGTTAAAGTTGAGGATGCAATAGTATTCCTTAAAGCTAACGACAAGAATGGATGGGTTAACTTAAATGTTAACACCTCAAAGTCTGGAAAGAAATACGTTGAACTAGACACGTTTGAACCTACCAAGAAAACTGAGGAAGTTACATTCTAATTTAAATTTGACGACTTTGACGACTTTTTTGGAATTATTTATAATAAATGTAATTGGCTATACTGCTTTATTCTTTTTATTATTTTTTCTTATTAAAGTCGTCAATATCGTCAATAATATAATAAATAACCTGTAAATCAATAAATAAAGTCGTCAGAATTATGTCAAAGAACGTCATAACTATATTTAAAAACATAAAGGACACCACCCAACCTTTTCACTTACCTGTAAATGACATTATAGAAAGAATAAGAGATGGAAGATCAGAAGACCTTATCAAGAAGATAAGAACTGAAAAAGATAAAAAAAGAATTAATGAACTAAAACAAGAGTTACCTGCTATTTGTTTTAGTGGAAAGTTTAATAAAAGAAACGATGACTCCATCCTGGAGCATAGTGGTTTAATATGTTTAGACTTCGACCAGTATGATACCCAAAAGAAATTACACCAACATAGAGAAGAGTTAATTGGTGATGAGTTTGTTTATTGTGTTTTCATTTCACCATCCGGCAAGGGGCTTAAGGTTTTAATCAAAGTCCCTGCTGATGTTGATCTACACGGAAATTACTTTACCTCATTACAACAATACTTTGACTCAAAGTTTTTTGACAGAACATCTAAAAATATATCTAGAGTTTGTTACGAGAGTTACGATCCTTTAATACACATCAATGAAAACTCATTGGTTTGGGATAAAATTATTGACACTCCTACAATTGTTGAGAACAAGGAGGTTACAATTCCTATTACAGACCAAACTAAGATTGTAGAGATTTTAGTAAAGTGGTGGGAAAAAAAATACCCAATGAATGAAGGTCAAAGAAACCACAATGCTTTTATATTGGCTTCATCGTTTAATGACTTTGGTATAGAGAAGTCACTTGCTGAATATATATTAAACGGATTTCAGTCTCAAGACTTTACTTTAAGTGAAATAAAAAAGACAATTGATTCCGCTTATGCTAACCTAGCTAACTTTGCAACAAGAGTTTATGAAGACTCTGAAAAGATAAATCAGATAAAGTCTAATATTTTAAAAGGAAAATCAAAGACTGACATAAAGAAATACTTTGACGAAATTGATGAAGAAATATTAGATAGTGTAATTGACAGGGTTGAAGAGGAGAGTTTTGATAATAAGTTTTGGACAAAAAATAAAAAAGGGGTTATTAAGATATTTCACGTAAAATTTAAAATGTTTTTAGAGGACAATGGTTTTTATAAATATAACCCAGAAGGAAGTAAAAATTATGTATTTGTAAAGGTTACTAATAATTTAATTGACCACGCTTCTGAAAAGCAAATAAAAGACTTTATACTCACTCACTTACTTAAATTAGATGATGTAGAAGTATATAATTATTTTGCAGAACATACTAAATACTTTAGAGAAGAATTTTTAACGTTATTAGATTCAATTAAAGTTTTTTTTATTGAGGACACTAAAAATGAATCTTATATATATTACAAGAATTGTGCAGTTAAAGTGACTAACAATGAGGTGGTTCCAATTGAGTACATTGATTTAGGTGGTTATGTTTGGAAGGATCACGTTATAGATAGAGACTATGCGAACTGTGAGTCTATTGAATGTGATTATAAAAAATTCATATCTAATATATGTGCAAAAGACAATAAGAGAATTGAATCTACTGAAAGCACAATTGGGTATTTAATGCACGGATATAAAAATTTATCTTATTGTCCTGCAGTGATATTAAATGACGAGGTGATTAGTGATAATCCAGAAGGTGGAACAGGTAAAGGTTTGTTTATGAATGCTTTACAACATATGAAGAAATTAGTAGTTATAGATGGAAAAGGTTTTGATTTTCAAAAGTCTTTTGCTTATCAATTAGTTTCTGCTGACACTCAAATACTTTGTTTTGATGATGTAAAAAAACACTTTGACTTTGAACGATTATTTAGTGTAATTACAGAAGGATTAACATTGGAAAAGAAAAACAAGGATGCTATTAAGATACCTTTTAAAAAATCACCAAAAGTGGCTATTACAACAAACTACGCTATTAAAGGTAAGGGAAATTCATTTGAAAGAAGAAAGTGGGAGTTAGAATTAAACCAATATTACAATAAGTCTTTTACTCCTTATGATGAGTTTGGTAAATTAATGTTTGGAGATTGGTCTAATGATGAGTGGTGTAAGTTTGATAACTATATGATTTTCTGTTTACAATATTATATGAATAAGGGGTTAGTTAAAAGTTCATTTGTAAATCTTAAAATACGTCAACTTTCTGCTGAAACTTGTTATGAATTTATTGAATGGGTTGGATTGTTAGATGGTAAAACTTTTAATGAAGATTTTGATAATGGCTTTAAAGTTTATAAACAGGAATTATATATTGATTTTATATCAGAAAACCCCGATTTTGCACCAAAAGCTAAGATGACTGTTTCAAGGATTAAATTTTATCAATGGTTAAGTTCTTATGGTATGTTTAAAACTGGAGTAAAACCTGAAGAAGGAAAAGACCACATAGGAAAATGGATTAGAGTTAGAAGTAAGCACGAGTTGGAAACTAATGGAAAACTTAAAATATGATAGAGTTAGATCCAGAAAGACTACATATTGCTTTTAACAACACTTACAAAATGGTAGTTGAAGGATGGGGAATAGAGGAAGTTTTAGATCATTTAGATTTAGGTGTTGTAAATGTTGATATACTATTTGCTCACGATCCTATTTATCCAGATGACAAAGAAATGATTGAGTTAATGTTAGAGTATTTTACAGATATTGAAGATTATGAAAAATGTGCTAAAATTCAAAAATTGCTATGAAATTCAGAGATTATCAGTTAAATATTATTGAAAAAGGATTAAAAGTGCTTAAAAACAAAAAGCTACTTTACTTATCTATGGAGGTTAGAACCGGAAAAACCTTAACTTCTTTGGGTATATGTGAAAAGTTAAATGTCGAAAATGTATTATTCATTACTAAGAAAAAAGCTATTGGAAGTATTGAATCTGATTACCATACATATGATCCAGAATTTTATTTAGAGGTAATTAATTACGAAAGCTTACATAAAATAAGTGACAAAAGTTGGGATGTAATTATTTGTGATGAAGCTCATTCAATGGGAGCCTTTCCAAAGCCTAGTAAAAGAGCTAAGACTGTAAAAGAATTAATACAAGACCATCAGCCTTATGTCATTTTAATGTCAGGGACTCCTACTCCAGAGAGTTTTTCTCAAATGTATCACCAGGTGTATGGTGTACCTAGAAATCCTTTCAGCAAACACAGAAGCTTTTATAAGTTTGCTAGTGAGTATGTAAGGGTAGTGCAGAAAAAAATCAACGGATATAATATAAATGATTACAGCAAAGGCCTTCCTGAGATTGTAGAAGAAATGAAGCCTTATACTATTTCATATAGCCAAAAGGAGGCTGGATTTAAAACTACTATCAATGAAAAGGTATTATTAGTTCCCATAAGTGAAAAGGTTAGTGATATGATTAAGGTCCTTAGAAAGGATTTAGTTTATGAGATAGATGGTGAGTATATACTTGGGGATACTGCTGTTAAATTAATGACTAAGATGCATCAGATGTGTAGTGGAACGGTAAAGTTTGAGAGTGGTAATAGAATTGTACTTGACTTAAGCAAGGCTAATTTTATTAAGGAAAAGTTTGATGGTCAGAAGATAGGAATATTTTATAAGTTTCAGGCTGAGTTAACAGCATTAAGGGAAGTGTTTGGTGATGGCTTATGCACTACACTAGAAGAGTTTGACAGTACGGATAAGAACATTGCATTGCAGATTGTTAGTGGCAGAGAGGGAATATCATTACGAAAAGCAGACTTCTTAGTTTATTACAATATTGATTTTAGTGCTACTAGTTATTGGCAGAGTCGTGATCGTATGACTACTAAAGAAAGAATGAATAATAATATCTATTGGATATTTTCTGAGAAAGGTATTGAAAAAATGATATACAAGGCTGTAAACAGTAAAAAAGATTACACATTAAGACATTTTAAAAGAGACTATTTTATATGATTAAAAAAGAATGGCATTGGATGTCAAAAAAAAATATGCAACAATTTAACTTAATATATCATTTCAACCCTTATAATAACAATTGGTACTGCATACCAAGAGAAGAGTATGTTAACTACTTTAAAGGTGATCACAAAAAATGCGGATGCGGATTTAATATTGAAGGAGCTTACTTAAACTATAAAAACAAAACAAAATGACAGAAATAGAGACTTTTGAAAAACAATATCCTGAATTATCTAAGGAGTTCAAGGAGATACAACAAGAAATGTATAAATTATTTGCTAGAAAGCAAATGGATTACGGGCTAAATAATATTGCATTAGGTGGTGATTTAAAGAAACCAGAAGACAAAAATTTTGCTTTGACAGGTTTATCCATTAGATTAACTGACAAAATAAGTAGATTAAAGAACTTAATTAAGAATGGCAAGAATTATGTTCCTGGTGAAGGTCAAGAAGATACATTTATTGATATAGCTAACTATGGAATTATTGGAATGTTAGTTGGTAGAAATCAGTGGAAATGAAAACTAAGGAGTTACAAGTAATTAAAGAGTTGAATAAAAACTACAATAGGGGGTTAAAGCCCACAGAAAATGAATATGAAGCTTATGACGCTTACAACGACATTTCTATCATAGAGATTAAAGTTAGGGATATTGTTTATGATACTCACTACATACAAGTAGATAAGTTTTATAATTTACTAATGATTGGTGAGGCTTTAGAAAAAAAACCTTTTTACTTAGTGAAAGATTCTTCTGGAGTATATATGTATGATTTAAACGAGTTAAAGGAAGAAATTATTACCTCTGATATTACTCCAAAGTTTGCTCCATATAGAACAGAGTTTGAAAATAATAAAAAAATTACTAAATACTTTTATGAGTTACATAAATATAATTCATTAAATTTATAACAATGAATTTAGACAAAAAAATAAAGTTGTTTATTAAGGCTTATCCTAACGACTCTATTTTAGGTGCTAAAGTTAGAATGTTATATAGTGAAAGAAAGTGCAATACAATCAAAGAGAATAAAACAACTAGAAGCTAAAGGTTATTATGTCATTAAGTTAATTAAGACTAATAAAAACGGTATACCAGATTTAATTGCTATACCAAAAGATTCAGAAGTTTTGTTTTCAGAAATTAAAACAGAAAAAGGAAAATTATCTAAATTACAAGAGTATAGATTAAAAGAGTTAAATGGCTACGGGTTTGAAACAGAAGTATATAGAGGATAGAATATTTGATGTTGATGAAGGATTTATTGATAAACTTCAAGAGTCTTTTTCAATGATTCAATCTATGGCTATTGCTAAGCTTATTAATAAGAAACTGAGCAGTTTAACACCTAGTAAAACGACCACTTATGGTGGTGTTGTACATAAGCCAGAGGCTATTTTTTTTTCTGTTGACTGTGTAAAACTACATAAAAACCTTTATTCATTTACAGACATTAGAGAAATAGACAGTGATGAGTACTTAGACTTAATTAACTTAAAATTAAACTTAAATGAAATTTAACAACGAATTAGCCAATGAATTACTTATGGCTGGATATACTCTTCCAGAGGTAGCTAAAAAATTAAAATTAAATTATCAGCAAGTTGTTTATAATTACAAGCCTATTCCAAATAAAAATAAGTATATTGAAGAAGAAGAAGAAGAGCAGGTGAAAGAAGAAAAAATATATTTTAACGAAACTTATTGTTTAGAATCCTTAAGTCCTAATGACCTAGAGGCTTATGATTATTATGAAAATAAAAACAAAGCTTATTATGAGATATAAATTTGAAGACATAGAAAAGATTTTAGAGTTCAAGACCTGGACTGACAAAGATAAGATAGACAAGTTGTTAGAGATTGATTGTAGTTTGTATGCTCATTTAGGAATTGATTCTACAAAAACAGAAAAGGAAACAGTTAAAAAACAATCAAGAGTTATATATAAACATATTAAAACGATTGACAATGTTATGGGGGAAAGTTTTTTATATGCAATGGACAAAAAAGAATGAAACATCACACTACATATGTAAACTTCATCACTAAGATGATTAATGATAATACTGACGAAATTTATGAGAGTTTAATGG